CGCTCTGCGGCGACGAAATGTCCGGTCTTCTTGCTCGTCCGAGTCAAGGGGTATAAACCCACCCTTTCGGAAGCGTAACAGCGCTTGCGATGTGGTGTCAACGTAGTCGTCGTTCTCGCCGTTGGGGAACGATGCAACTTCCTCAATCACCTCACGGGCCCAGCGCGTGTCTGGAGCCCAGACCGTACCCGACGCAAAAAGGTCAGACACAGCGTTCAGCCGCACAATTTTATCGTTACCCCGGCTTGGGCTGAACTCCTCGACCGGGATGCCGGTGGCCCGCAGCTCTTGGATCAGGGGTGCACCAGCGGCTTTCTTCTCCACAATGAACGCGTCGGGCGACCACTCCTTGTAGTGTTTGAGCGCAATGGCCTTGAGCTCGGGGAACGCCATCCGGTCTTTGAACGCGTCAAGCAGGATCACCTGCGCCTTGTCGCCCTCTTCCTCGTTGTAGAACACCCCCCACGTTGTGCACGCGGAATAGTCGGCCGTGGTCTTGGTCTCAAAGGCCGTGTCCCAGCTCTGGATGATGTAGTCGCACCTTGGCGGCTCGTCGCCCAGCCATATACGCCAAGACTTGCGCGAGATGATGGCCGCACTGTTGCTGGTGGGCTGCTGCATGTACTGGGCGTTCCAGTACTGGGGGTCAATGCTGGCTTTTGTCGCCTTCAGCGTGGCCAGTGGCCACTGCTCGGGCCAGAGCGACTTCTCGTTCTCGGTGCCCTCGTTCAAAATGGCCGGAAGCTCCACGATCTCCCACGGCTCAGCGTCGGGGTTCTTGGCTTGGTAGTCAATCAGGCGTCCAGTCAGGTCGAGCTTGCCCCAGCGTGTCATCACGATGATGATCGCTCCGCCCGGCATCAGTCGCTGGAGCGGTCCCGTCTGGAACCAAGACCATGCAGTGTCGAAAGCCAGCCGTGAGTTGGCCTTAACGTCCTGCTCCGAGTGAGGATCGTCAATAACAAACAGGTCAGCACCACGACCAGCAAGAGCGCCGCCTACGCCTGCGGCGTAGTATTGGCCCCCGGTTGAAGTGCTCCATTTACCAGCAGCCTTTTGGTCGTCTGCCACCAGCGTTTGGGGGAAAAGCCCATGGTAATCCTCGTCGGCCAGCAAATTTCGCACGCGTCGGCCGAAGTCTTCGGACAGACCCGCCGTGTGCGTGCCCATGATGATCTTCTTCTGGGGGAAATTGCCCAAGAAAAACGCCGGGAACAGGTAAGAGCTGAACTCAGACTTACCCATACGCGGCGCAATGTTGATGATGACCCGCTTTTTGGTCCCGGCGATCACTTCTGAGAAGATTTTGGCCAGCTTCCTGTGGTGCGGCCCGATCTTGAAGCCCGGATACACGCTCTTGGCGAACTCGATCATGTCGGTTCGGGCCAAGTTTTTCTGCTTGTGCTCCTGCGCCTTGTCCAAAAGCTCCAACGCCTCCAACTTCTCGGCCGCTGTCAGCTTGCCGAGGTTCTTGAACAGCGCAGAGGCTTGCTCAGGCGTCAGTGGCGGGTTCTGCGTCATCGGGGATGGTGGTTGTTTGGGCGTCGGTGATCTCTGTGATGTCCGTCACGTCGGCGTCTGAGACGTCCATGAACTTGGCCAGCTTCTCTTTCAAGCGCTGGTCGATCTCGGCCTCGGTCATGTCGGTCTTCTTGACCTCGATCTTCTCGGTGAACAGGCCCACTTCGGTGACCTTGCCCAAAAGGCCAAGCGCTTTGAGGCGGATGTTGGGGTTGGGGCTCTCGCACTCTTCGAGCAGCTTGGCCACCGCGTAGCCGCGCAGCTCCTTGGCTTGGTGCACAAACTCCCAGTCGTAGGCCGTCAGCATCCCCACCAGATGGCGCACGGCCGCAGGCGTCTCGATCTTGGAGACCATTTCGTGCTGTGTGGTGATGGGGGAGGCAGTTGTCAGGGCCGAGAAAGTTTGACGGGCCTGCTGCTTTTCAAGTTCGGAGACGGCCGTCTCGGCGTCAGGGACACCCATTTCCTTGAGCCAGTCATTGGTGCTGATCTTGCCGTTGATGTGCTCAGCGGGCGTGACCTTCTCCGCCGGGGCGGGCGCTTGTGACTTGGGGAGAACTTCGGGGTCGAAGTCAATGAGGTGATCTAACATTTGGTCCAAGTGGATTGCGGGTTGCTGTCCCGATGCGCGAAGTATATACTCACATTCGGCTTTGATGCAACTTCGGTTGGTTCATTGCTTCTCCTTGGGTCAAGCGACCCCTTAACCCCCCTTGGCAACACGGGGGGTTTTTTTCTGCCTGAGTTTTTTCAAAATTTTTTAAAAAATTTTTGGACGGGCCATTATTTTAAGTAGGGGGTGTGAACTGGAAAGTGGGTTTCTGCGGAGTTGTCTAAGTTTTTACAAAGTGCTGTCTGGTTTTTTAAAATAGTAGTTAGGTATTACAGAAGTGCTGGGAGCGGGTGTGGAACAGTGTTGTACTATGAAGCCATGCCCAGCTCCAATATAGGCCTATGGGGGTACGGTGGGGTCCGGGAAGTGGTCTTTTTGCCTCGAAAATGGGGGTATCGAGGGCTATCGAATGGGGGTTGCAGGAAACTAGGGTTTGTCGAATGGGGACTGGCCCCAAGAGACACTCAACCAACTAGGAAATCATCATGTCGAAACTGACCATTCAACAATTCGCCTTCAACATCGGCAATGCCACACGCAAAGTCCGTGAAGCCGCTGACCCCTTCCATGCGGCCTACCTTGAGGGCACACCGGAGCAACGCAAAGACTTACGTCAACGCTGGATGCTTGGCCACCTTGAGGGCCAAGGCGTGAAGGGTGCAGAGAGAATTCTCTCTGAGGGCAAAGGCGCTGGCGCAAAGCCCGAGCACGTCAAGGCCATCGACCGTGCTTCGAGCGACTTCCGTTACATGGTTGTGCGCCCTGAGCCAAAAGACGCCGCACCCGCCAAGGCAATGCGCCTGAGCAAAGACCTGCGTGCGGCCGCTGAAGCCTACCTTGCACAGTTCGACAACGTGGCCGATGCCATCAAGGTCTTGCGTGCCGTTGCCAAGTGATTTTGGCGGCGTTATTACCAGAAGTTATTTAGAAAGCTCAACGGGCGTGGCTGGCCCGTTGTTCCTTCCCGTGTCAAACGCACTAGCCATGCGTGTCCTTTGGAGAAACTTCCATGAACAACCTTCGCGTATTCCTGCTCGGCATGGCCGAGTTCCGCTTGTCCTTCACCACACACTTTGCAGACAACAGCCTGCAACACGCCTACGACACAGGTCGTGAGTGGGCACATCGCCTGACCTTCCGCCGCTTCGACAACTAAGGAGAAACTTCCATGCGTAACACTACAACCCCAGCCATCGAGACCATCACCCAATGGCGTGACCAAGCAGGCGCACTCTGGTGCGCTCAGACCTACTACCCACGAGGCAAGCGTGACACCACCTACGCCATCTACCTCGTGAGCAAGGTCGGCACGACCATCAGCATCCCTTGCGCCTCTGTCTCCCAACTGTGGCACGAGGTCAACATCCGCCAGCAACAGGCCTTCCCCGGCTTCTGAGAGAGAAATCTCTCTAAAGTATTCATTTTTGGGACTGTCCGCACTGTCCACTTATTTTCACACCTGAAAGCAAAGCGTGGACGGCCGCAAACCCGCATGGTTGCGTGCCCCTGCACAAAACCGTCCTCTCTTTCTATATATATTTATATAGATATAGATAAGGAGATGAACTTTTATATGTTGACACACATACACACACGTATACACATATATAAAATTAAAGGTTGATCGTATTCGCTTTTTATTTTGGCAAGAATATGTGGACACCTAGCCCCCATGAAAGCCACGAACCCCGTGTTTATGCGGTTCGCAGAGGGTAACGCCTCCGTCCGACCTTTGCGTTAATGTGTGAAAAAAACTGGACAGTCCTGACAGACACTGTACAATTCGTAATTTTAAGGAGTGAAAGTATGGAAGAAAACCTTCAACCCGCGTGGTTGGCCATGAACTCGGCCCGTTTGGAGCGCCACTTGCGTGAGCACAAGTACCCTGTGCCCTTGATGCGCGACATAATGCAGGCCGTGAAGCTGGCCAAGGCACGGCAACGCAAGACAAGAATCAAGGACACCGTGGTGCACCAACTGTGGGACGACATCCTATCATCTGCAAGGATGGAGTTGGGCGGCGTTCGCACCATGAAGTCTCAAGCCAAACGTCAAGCAGACGCCGAGTTCCGCAACGCGGTGACAGTGGCTAAGTACACCGCACTGTCGGCCTACGAGGACGTGCTCGTTGATGTGATTGCCGGTTTGGTCAAGGTACAAAAGCAGGACAAGCTTGCGCCGGGGCAGTTCGTTTCCCACGCCAAAGAGCATAGGGGTTGGGACATACCCAACAACGGCGAACACTGGTCCGACTATGTAGACGCCGAAGACAAGCGCCATGTGCGTAGCCTGTTTGAAGCCGTCCCCGACCCGATCAGAGGGAAACGCAAAGCCCCTTTTGAACGGCGCGTATCCCCCAATGTCCACGTTATACAGCGTGCTTTCCTTGTGGGCCAGATGAAGAAAGCGCAGGACGACATTGACTTGGAGCGCAGTATTGCCACTGACCCTGACTACATTGCTGAACTGGCTGTCCGAGAGATGGACTTGCAACGCGCCTACATTGCGATGGACAACCTCAAACCAACCTCACCCCTACCTGCCAGATGGACAGGACTACTCAATATGTGAACCAGAGAGAAATCTCTCTGACCCCTGCTCCCCATGCAACGCCGCCCGCATGGCCGAGCCTACCTTGAACAGGGCGGCATCTGAAACTGGAGAAGCAAATGAACGTGTTTAATTTCCCGCGAGGGACCGTCTGCGTGCAACGCGTGGTCCACGGCAACCCTGAGTGGTTGCGTATCCACGACCAGCGCCGCTATGCGGAGTGGGTCGGTTGTTTCAGTGTGTTGTAAGGAGAAAGCAAATGACTGTGCTAACCGGACACCAGATCGAGGCAGCTCGCCTCTTAACCCTGCGCCAGATGCTCAAGCTCGAACTCAAAGGCTTGAGCAAAAGCAAAGGCCCGACTGCGTACAGCACGCTCAAGATGCTGGGATGGAAAGGCACGAGAGAGAAAGTTCTCTCTGACCTTGATGCATGGCGCAATGATTTATTGACAACCGAAGGAGAAACGAAATGAAAGCAACGGACTTGGACTACGAGATGCTGTGGGACGCGGCCAAACTCATGGAGATTACAGGCGGTAGCTTCGCAGGGCACATCGCCCGTGCGTTCTACTGCGCCGATACAGTGAACAGAGAGAAGATTGTCTCGGCGTTCAGTGACTTGTTCTACAAGCACTACAGACTACATCGCATCAACGAGATGCGTAATGAGGAGATGGAATGAAAACGAGTGAACTGACAGGAGCCGCCCTCGATTGGGCAGTGGCTAGGTGTGAGCGACTTAAAGGCAACGTCATCGAAGCCGTTCGCGTGGGTGAATTGTCACCCTCAACGCAGTGGCACTGGGGTGGGCCGATCATTGAGCGGGAGAAGATCAGCATCATGGAAGAATGCAACGGCACATGGATGGGCTCGATTGGCGGTTGCACCGACTTAGATATGCCTCTATGGCAAGAGCATGGTCCTACACCTCTGATCGCAGCTATGCGGTGCTACGTTGCATCCAAGCTGGGTGCTGAGATTGAAATTCCAAAGGAGCTGACATGAAAGAGAACCAACACTTCTACGCATCAAGCGTAGCGCAATGGGCAACAACCAACGAGACGCGTGACCTTCCCGCACTGCTCGAACTTATGGACAAGGACGGGCTGACATACAACCTGTTCAGTGTGCCCGGCTCACACAACGCCGAGTACGACATCAACATGTTCCAACCCCAAGTGCCGGGCACTGAGTGGCTCGGCACATTCACACTGCCCAAGAAGAAAGGACGCAAATGAACTACGACCTTGACACCAAGGCTGGCATGAACAACGCCGTTAAGTGGACGCAAGCCATGTTCGACACCGTCAATGATGGCGGTGTGTGGATGGTGCCTCGCTCCATGACGATGGTGCGTATCAACAAGAAAGACCGCATCGCAACGATCATCGTTGGCTTTGCACCTGACCCAACCATCAAGCGCGTCATCGAGGCGATGGGCTGGACAGTTGTCGTTGAATGAATCAAGAGAGAGGTTTCTCTCTGACGCCTTGATGGGTGGCGACCATACCCATCATTCCAAACTTGAAACTAAGGAGAAAGCAAAATGCCTACATGGAAATCAGTAACCGAAGCGCACCGCTTCATGGACTACACATTCTTCGTCGCTTCACGCATCGTATCTGATGGTGTGTACAAACGCATCCGCCCCGGCGAGTACGAGTGGGTACTCAAAGGGCGCGAGTGGTTCGAGCAACAGCGCACACGCCACGCACTGCATCCTGCTGTGTTCGACATGATGACCACCCACATGTACCGAGCACAAGACTGGCATCAACTGTTGCTTGAGTGGCCGCACAAGTCCATCACTGACCCCAACAGGTTGGCGTACACACGGGACGAGCGCAGTGCCATGCACAACGGCGACAGTGATGCCAAAGCTGTCGTGACCACCATCGGTAAGTACTTGACGCGCCACTTCCCTGACGCACCATCCAACCTTATCCGTGACATCGTTGCGCAGTACACCTACGGCGGCACGACAGAGATCACCAAGGACTTAGATCGCATGGTGTATGCGGTCATCAACGGCCCTCGCTCATGTATGAGTCCGAGCTTCGACATCGAGTGTGCCGACCGCAAGGAGCGCCATCCCTACGCTGTGTATGACCCATCGTTTGGCTGGGGTATGGCTGTGCGTACTGACACGGACGGCATGGTGCTGGGTCGTTGCCTTGTGCATGAGAGCGATGACGGCAAGGGCTTTGTGCGCTCGTACAAACGAGAGCGTGAGTACAGCTCCAGCTCAGGTGCTGACGAGTCCATCGAGGCGTACTTGCAAGGCTTGGGTTATGCCAAGTGGCGCGGCTGGCCTGACCATGCACGCATCATGCGCTACCCGCTACGGCGTGAGGGGTTCTTGATGCCGTACATTGACGGCGGCAACCAACACGTTGACGAGGACGTGAACACTGACTCTTTCCACATATCCGATTACAGCGGGTGGGAGGCGTGCAGTACCAGCGGCATCATCAATGGCTACGAGTGCACATGCGATGACTGCGGCCAAGGCATGGACGAGGACGACAGTTACTCTATCGGCTACAACGGCGACAGTCGTGTCGGCCCGTGCTGTATTGACGACTACACGCATGTATTTGGCCGCAGGGGGAACACATACTATGTGTCCAACAACGACACGGTTGAGGTTGACGGCGAGTACTACCACGACGAGTATCTTGGCGACAACAACATCGTGGAGCTTGCCAACGGCGACTACACGCACAGCGACAACGCGGTGTTCATCCAGTCTTGTGACGAGTACTACCACTGTGATGACGACGACATCGTGTATGCCGAGGACACCAACCAGCACGAGCTGCGTAATGACTGCTGGAAGTGCACCGAGTCAGGCAACTGGTACACCGATGACGAGGACAGCGTAGAGGTTGACGGCGACCTGTACCACCCCGACCATGCGCCTGAGCCAGCGCAAGAAGAGCTTGACCTTGAGAGAGCAACCGCCGACTTCGCATCCGCAACCAACTGAAGGAGAAACTTCCATGACAAACAGACAACACACGCCGGGGCCTTGGTACATCGGCAAAGACTTCAGCGGTCAAGGGCGTCACATCTACGCCGAGCAGATGGTGTGCGACGACGATGGCGACGAGTGGCACCCACTCATTGCTTGCACAGACGACGACGAGCGACTGGTTGATTGGCAAGCCAACGCCGTACTGATAGCCGCCGCGCCTGATCTGCTGGAAGTACTGCAATACTTCATGCCTTTTATTGACAGCGAACAAGACGACGAGCGACAAGCACCTTGGGTCAAGAAAGCCCATGCCGCCATCGCCAAAGCAACATCAACCATCTAAGGAGAAACATCCATGACAACACTCAACAAACAATCCATCCTGTACAAGACCTTGGCCCGTGCGCTCTCGATGATGCGCCCACATGACAGCGAGGGCACACGCCGCCTGACCGACTGGCTGGAGGAACGCGCACACAAGCTACCCAACGCCATGATCGGCCGTGACGGTGCGGGCAACCTGCACGTTGACACACGCCTTAACTCATCCAACCGGACGCTGTTCGTTGCACACGTTGACACTGTGCACCGCAAGGAAGGCCCCAACAAGATCAGGCAGACCAACACCCACTGGTACGCTGACGGTGCGGCCCTTGGTGCAGACGATGGCGCTGGCGTTGCGATGCTCATGCACTTGCTGTACGCTGGCATCCCTGCCTACTACATCTTCACGCAAGGTGAGGAGTGCGGCGGTATCGGCGCTACGTTCCTTGCCAAGCACTGGGGTGATGGCCTTGCCAAGTTCGACAGGGCTATTGCCTTTGACCGCAGGGGTATCGACAGCGTTATCACGCACCAAGGTCGTGGCCGGTGTTGCTCTGATGCGTTTGGTGAGGCGCTCAGTGCCGCGCTCAATGCGGACGATACCCTGATGTACCTGCCCGACAACACTGGCGTGTACACCGACACGGCCGAGTTCATCGAGGTCATACCCGAGTGCACCAACATCAGCGTGGGCTACTACTCTGAGCACAGTGACAAAGAGTCTCTCGACATCATCCACTTCCAAGCGCTGGCTGATCGCGTGGCCAAGATCGACTGGGACAGCTTGCCTACTGACCGTGACCCCAAGGTAGTTGACACGCTTGACTGGGGTGGGTGGGGGTCGTACTACAGCCCTTCTCTGACGGGTGTCAGTGCTTACGCTGGCGTAGGCGAGTGGGCCGGGTTGCACCACCTCAGTGATGACGGCTATGACTATGAGTCATACACCATCGAGTTGCAAGAGGCTCTGTACGATGCGCAGGCAGGTTCGAAGCAGTGGCTCATCGAGCTGATGTGTGAGTCCGTGTGGCCCGAAGACCCAGAGATGGCCGAGCGCCTGATCGACCGCAACAAAATAGACGAGGCCGTGCTTGCCGAGGCTCTCAAGAACTGCACCACATACGATGCATCGGTGGTGCTTGCAACGATTTTTGACCAAGCCTACGCGGCATAACCCAAGGAGAAAGCATGAGATACAAAGGCCCAGCCAAACCCATCCCCACACGGCGCGAGATCGTCAGCGACAAAGCTGAGCGTGTGGTCTTCCTATTGTTGGCCATCTTCATGGCCGTGTTTCTTTTACTGGAGTGAGCTATGAACTTTTTACGCAAACTGTTTACGGCCAAGTGCTGTGAGTGTGGTGAGGTACGTGTCTGGTGGTGGCAACGCCGCTGTGACTTCTGTGATGTAGGTGAAGGAAAAATGAAATGAACACACACCTGAACAAATGGCGCTTTGTGAGCCACGACTCGCCTTACTACGACTATGAGAAGGAGCTGTTATCCATACCGGATGACGGCAACACGAGCATAGACATGCGCCTAACATTCGATGCGGACTACAACATCTGCTACTACACGATCATGCTACGCAACGACAACGGCGACACGATTGATTGGGAGAAGACACACCGCATACCGTGGAGTGTGGGTAAGGCCATGCTCACCAAAGACGGCGTTAAATTCTTTCAGGAGGAATCGGCCAAATGAAAACTTTAGAGCAACTGCAAGCGGAGTTGCACGAGGCGAAAGCCTTGTGTGACCGCTACTCACGACCCGCACATCAGGTGCGTAACTGCCCGTCTGACCTGCAAGACTACGACATGGCGTGGCGCAGGAGACAGGCGCTGGAGTACCAGATAGCAGAGCTTGAAAAAGATTTGCAAAAACCTCTTGACTTATGTCTAGCGCTAGACAAATAATCCCATTCCCAAGGAGAAAACTATGAGCACCGAGCCAAAGAAAACCATGCCGTTGATACCGGTAGGTCATCCCGATTTCAAATGGACATCAGGCGCTGATGTGCAAGCCCTGTGGCGCAAGTATGGGTGGACCCCACCCTCTGAGTCCATCACGCCACCACCACCCCCGCCAGTGCGCGAGGAACACGCCTTCACCCCCTTCCTGCGTCGCTTTAAATAATCTAAGGAGAACCGAAATGAAACTGACCAAGTACGAAAAAGAAGCCATCGTCCGAGCCATCATGCAAGACGTACCTGCACCCACAGAAGCAGCACTCAAGAAAGAAATGCAAGACGCGTTTGTCGCAGGTATGAGCGCCCCTATCAAGAAGCTGTACAAGACCCACGCCAACGCGCTTAAAACAACACGCGTATCGAGCTGGGACTCTGAGCTTTCCTATGGCATTGACTTTGTTTCCGGCGATGCAGACTACGCGAAGGTCATAGAGCCTTTCAAAGCACGCAAGCAAAAGCGAGACGATGCACACAACAAACTGCATAACGCTGTCATGGGGTGCAGCACACTGGCGCAACTCAACAAGCTGCTGCCCGAGTTCAGCTCGTACTTCCCGACCGAGTCAACGCCAACAAAGAACCTGCCTGCTGTGGCCAACATGGTGGCAGACCTAACCAAGCTGGGCTGGCCTAAGAAAGCCAGCAAAGTAGCAACCGCATAACCCAAGGAGAACCATATGCCCGACATCAAATCAGCACTTGAGAAAGCACTCAACGAGTGGGAGCCAGCACCTGCACCCAAACCTGCACCCACACCTGCAAAGGCCTACTTCACTGTGACCAACAACGTCTGCCGCGTTACGTTTGAGTACGTGCGAGACAACCCCGGCAAGACCCGTGTTGAGGTGGCTAAGACGCTCGAAGCGCGGGGCTACAAGTCCGGCTCTGTGTCATCACTGCTCGGACAGATGCTCAAGCAGGGCATGATGCGTGAGAGCGCACACCTGCTGTACGTCACAACCAACGAGTACGCACCGCTGAAGTCCAGCAAGGCGCTCAAGGTAGCGCAAGAAAAGGCGCAACAAACAACGCGCAAGAAAGTTGTCCTCATCAGCAAGCGCACAGGTGAGGTCATTCCATCTGCATCAGCAGGTATCGCAGCACTGCCTACAACACGCGAAGCAGCTCCTCAGATCAACAGTGCATGGGATGCAGAGACACTGCTCAACAACCTGAGTATCAAGCAAGCGCGTGCCCTGTACGACGAGCTGCGCAAAATCTTTGGGGGCTGAGATGAGCAATACAAACACAGGCGGGCCAGCGTTTCCCGGCGTAAAGTGGGTTCACCAAGGTGAAAACGTCAACCCGGACGGTATGACCCTGCGCGACTACTTTGCAGCCAAGGCGATGCAATCTACGTTAGCGGACAATACCTACGTTGAAAGAACAGAAACGGCTGCCGAGTGGGTGGCGATCGTGGCGAAGTCTTCTTATGAAATCGCAGACGCCATGCTGAAAGCGAGGGAAGCATGAAGACCCACAGCTACGCCTACATCGCCATCGCCATCTGGGCTGTGGCTTCTGTGCTGGTGCTGCTGTACGCACCAAGGACGAACAACCCAACGAACTGCCAAGAGCTGGCACAACCAGAGCAAGACAAATGCAAAGCAAGGAGAAGGCTATGAGTAAAGACGAATTGAAGCTGGCGCTGCATAAAGCGTTCGACCTCGGCTCTAAATACGGGCAGCAGGCAGACAGCGAGTACTCCAGCCAATGGAAAAAGGCTGACGCAACAAGAGCGCAGCTTGACCAACTGATTGAAGACACTGCCAAGCAAGCCCTTGCAGCACCTGTGCAGGAGCCTGTGGCGCAATACAGCGACATCGTTTCTGATGGTGGACTTGACCCGCGCAACAAGTTCGACATCCCCGCAGCACAGCGCACATGGGTTGGGCTGACGAGGGCAGAGTGTCTGCAAATTGAAAAAGACATGGCGAAGTACTACGACTACCGGCACGAATGTAAAACCGTCTGTCTGCCCGAGTTTGCCAGAGCCATCGAAGCCAAACTCAAGGAGAAGAACAATGGATAAAACACTCGCAGTACTGTTTGCCGTTGGCCTATTTGTATGGGCTTTGTATTTGACACAGGGGATGTTATGAGAGACACGATAGACATGGCCCGTGAGGCAGGCTTGTTCGTAGCGCGGGAAAATCCAAGGTATTACGGCGCATCATTAGACAGCCTCAAAACCTTTGAAGCCCTTGTTCGTGCTGATGAGCGTGAGGCGTGTGCAAAAGAGTGTGATGCCTACGATGTTAAATATGACGTATGTAGCAGCGATACCGCTGAAAGTATTGCTGCCGCCATCCGAGCAAGGGGGAACACATGACCGAGTGCAAACACCGCTGGGAGCCGACCACCTTCGGCATCAAGTACCGCAACCCCGGTAGCTACTGGTATCAGTGCACCCGGTGCAACAAAGTTATTTACACAATTCTTTTGGAGAAGAAAAATGGACATTGAAAAACTGAAACTGATACTCGAAACACTGCAAGGCGTGGGCCACGAAGCAGGCAGCTTGGCTATGCTGTACCTGTGGCTACAGTTTGGGGGCGCTGCCGTCACAAACCTGTGCATCGCTGCTGCCATTTTGGGTGCGGCTTACATTGGTTACAGAGCCATCAGAGTGGGCTACGGCGTGGATGCTTACGATTCGCTCTTGCGTGACATGCGCAATCAACTGTTCCCCGGCACAGGCGGACACCTGACTGATGACGAGCGCCAGCGCACAATGGCCGCGATCCGTGCACTGGTGGCCGAGAAGCATGCAAAGGATAAAAAATGACCAAACTACGATGCCCCGAATGCATGAGCGAACAGGTAACGCTTCAGCATTGGCAAACATTCATGGCGAACACGCTTGAGCACTACTGCCACAGCATGAAGACGCAAGACGATGACTCGCCATCGCGCTGCCTTGACTGTCAATGGACGGGCCTACACCGCGACTTAAACGGATACGGAGAACAAGCATGAGTGAGTACTACGATGAAAGGGCTGGCGACTCTGCCCTTGCCGAGCAGGCATGGGAAGAACGCGAAGCAAGGCGCAACTTCCGCACCGAGGTGTGGACGACAAAAGATGGGCGAAAAATACCCATCACGGACATGGATGACAGCCATGTTCTTAACGCATATCGACGGGGCCAAAGTAGCTTGCTGTTCCGCGAGATGGTGCTGCGTCTGTTTGAAGAAAGAGTGAGGAACGCATGACCCCAGTACGCCAGAAAAAAATACGCACCGTACTGCGTGCGCATCCAAGCGGCATGACGCCCAATGAGATCGCGCAGGCCACGGGCATTCACGTTGCCAACATCAGGGCATCACTGAGGACGATGCCCGATACCTACGTTGATCGCTGGCGCATGGGCAAACGTGGGCAGTTCGAGAAGGTGTGGGTTGCTGTGCCCGTGCCCGATGACTGCCCTCACCCCAAAGACCGCTTGAAGTGGGGTGTTCACCACAAGAAACCAAAGACCCAGTGGGTCATCACCGAAGGAGCAACAACATGACTGAACGCTTTATTGACAAGCTGGACCGGCTCGGCGCAGAGGCGGGTATCAAAGAGATGACGCCGGAGATGCGCCGGTTCGCAATGCTTGTGCGCAGTGACATGCTGCGGGGCTTGGGTGACTTTGGCAAACAGATGGCTGACGCAGAAACGCTCAGCAGTTACTCGTTGGGTTTAAGGGAGAGAAAGCATGACTGAAGAAGACGAAGAGTTCAACCGCATCGAGCGCGAAGCATCCCTGCGCAAAGCCGCTGTAGCCGCAGCCGTTGCAGAACCTATGCAAAAGCCCATGCACCCTGAAATAAAGAAGATGTACGAAGACTACTTTGACAGGTGCTTCAGAGCTTCTCCCGTATTTCGTGAGTGGGTGGGGTTGACGGAGGAGGAAGTGCTGGCTATTGGCAGAGAGCTTGGTTTGAAGTGCAGACTAGGCGGGAACCCCAACACTGACATCGACTACGCACAAGCCATCGAAGCCAAACTGAAAGAGAAAAATGAAATGTAAATGCCATCCCGACTCGCCGTTCCACTGGGCGCACAACAAGCGCCCCAGTATCTTTGTGCAAGACATTGCGTTCCGTGCCAAGGGAGCGGTAGTGAGCACTGACTACAAACTGTTCGGCATCTACAGCCGGGCGGAGCCGCACATCAAACCGCAACTCAACAAGCACGAACTTTCATGAGAACCAACGCAACGCCATCGCTTCGAACCCTGCTTAGGGACAACCCTGACGGGCTGGATGTTGGCACAATAGCCAACTACCTTGAGCGAGAACCGAGCAACATCCGAAGGCTGCTCAGCACAATGCCTGACACCTACATCGACAGATGGGTGCGGCAAAACGGTAACCCCCCGATGGCCATCTGGTGTGTCGTTGTACCACCAGAGAACTGTCCCCCACCTGAACCCAAACGAAGGAGAAAGCAATGACACTCAAAGAAGGAATCAACGGCACCACAGCAGACGCCCTGCAAGTTGGTGGCCACCACTACAAAGACATGGGCATCCAGCCGTGGGCTGTGATGGAGGCCGTGCTCACCCGCGAGGAGTTCGCTGGCTTCCTCAAAGGGAACGTCATCAAGTACGCCATGCGCCAAGGCAAGAAGGACAGCGACGACGCCAACAAGGCGCGTCATTACGCACTCAAACTTGCGGAGGTTCAAAATGGCAACAACACCTGAAGGCAAGGTCAAAGCTGCGGTGCGCAAGGTGCTGGCCAAGCACGGCATCTACTACTTCATGCCTCCGGGCATGGGGCTTGGGCGCTCGGGTATCCCCGACATCATCGGCTGCAAGAACGGCAAGTTCATTGCCATCGAGTGCAAGGCTGGTAAAGGCAAGACGACTGCGCTGCAAGAGCGTGAGTTGCTTGCGATCTGTAACGCTGGCGGGTTCACGTTCGTGGTGAACGAGACCTGCCTTGATGAACTGGAAGAAAGGTTGCTGACATGGATAAGCTGACACAAGAGACATGGGACGCCACGATCGACAATCTGGGCAAACAAGAAGAGGGGCTGCGCACACACTTCGCAAAGCTCATCATGATGTTGGCCAAGTGCTACGACGACACATTACCCTGCAAAGCCGTTGTGCTGGTCGATACTGGGGAGTCAATGATGACGTTCTCCGTTGGCGCTGACGAGCTGGAGATGGCCGACATGGTCAGCCACGCATACGATATGACGCAGGCGCTGGCCATGCGCGATGCACCACCCAAGGAGATGTTCAATTGAGCGCACCATACGACCAAGCCATAGTCTTCGATCTAGAAACAGCGTGGGGCCGGGCACAGCACATCAAGCTGGGCTTCACACACCAGACCAACGAGGAGTACGTGCGTGACCCACGCTTCAAAGCATGGGGCCTGTCATGGAAGTATCTGGGCAGCGATGACAGCCCAGTATGGGTGACACGCAAGGACTTGCCTGAGTTCTTTGCCAGCATCGACTGGAGCCGCACTGCTGTGGTTGCACAGAACGCAC